ATGATAACCTGTTCAAAGTCCATCAGCTTTTTTACGCCTGATTTGGTTATTCTTTTCACCCCGGCTTTATCTCCAAGGTCAATATCGTTAATGGGATTGTCAACACCGAGAAATTCTGCTGCAAACGGTCTGTATTCCGCTGGCAGTCTTTCGTCCTTCTCAATCGCCTGCTTGACTGTTTTATTAAACGAATTCAACAATTTAACAGACTCGCTTGCCTTTTCTTGTTCCTCTTTTTCCCGTTTCAGGGTTTTGGCAATAGACTCTTTTTCTTTCTTTAGCCTTGCGATTGTTTCCTCTGGTGTTTCGTCTTCTTCTTTCTTCTTCGACTCCTCCGCTGCCCAGTATTTTTGATACTTTTCCATGAGTTGGGCGTTTTCTTTAAGTTCTTCCAGCGAATAATCGCCCAATTCTTCCTTTAACGATGATAAGTTTGAAATGAAGTCTTTTAGGTCTTCAGGTGAATCCAATCCGTATTCATCTAAAACCTCTGCAATAAACTTATCTTCTTTAGCGGTTTTCGTTTCATCTGGCTTGGCATCCTGCTTGCCTTCTTTCTTTTCTTCCTTCGACTCATCAGGTTTTGCCTCGTCAGTTAAAACTTCGCTCGTTCCGTCTTTCACTTCGTCCATAATGCCTCCATTTCATGTAGCATAGTCGCTTTTGCGAATATGGTACATAAGTTACGTTAAGTGGTGAGACTTTTTATATCTCGTATTTGTGCTGTAATAACAGCCCCCGACAAAAACTACTTCATATCGGTTAATATCATCTATCATTATCGCCGCATTCTTCGGCGGTTCTACACTCTCTATCCCGGCTCTTGTTTTTTTCCGTGATGTATCCATTTCCGTTACATCTCTCACACGGCCCCCTTATAACTGTTATCCTGTCGGAATAAAATTGCATCGTTCCGTCAGGTGCTGTCTTGGCAACAACCTTCCTGCCGTTGCAGTCAGGGCAGACTCTAAGCAAGCCCCTCACCCTGCTGTGGCTCCATTGTCTGTTGCATTGCTGCCTGTTTTTGCGCTGCTTCCATCATCTGGGCATCCATCATAGCCTTGTGAATATCTGTGTGGGCAATCATGATTTCCTGCGCTTCCGTACTCATCTGACTGAACTCTGAGCTTACTATAAAACTCCTGTGTATTTCATAATGTAAATTATGGTCATCATATTTAAACACTGGGTCATCGCTCAAAACTTCCGCCTCTCCGGTTTCAGGATTGCCAATAGACAGAAATACGCCAGGGACAACAGGTATTTGAACTTCCTGCTCACCAAGCACCACGGTTTCAATGGTGTATCCGGTTGCGTCTGTATTGGCTATGATAGAATTTTCACCCATAGCCCTTTCTGTGTCTGTATTTGTTTTGTTCTTAAACCCAGACAAACCCATTCTTTTCAACAGCTCGTACCTTACTTCTGCCTCAATTCCTGAGTCCGGAGCAAAAAAGCCGCCTTTTATAAGCTCCATAATGAGCTGTGTCTGCCCTGATTTTGTTGACGCTATCCCCGAACTCAACTCAAGCCTGACATCTGTGTTGTCTCGAAGGTTTGCACCACTGAAAGCCATAACCTTCTTTTGTTTTCCCTTCCCGCCGACTTTCACCATGCGTTCCTCTGTGTATAAGTCTCTTGCAAGGATAAGCCTTTTTCTGTATGTTCTTTTTAGCGAGCGGTAAAACCTTACCAGGTCAGGATAGTGCCCCTGCTCTGCTGCGTCTCTGAGAATATCCACCATAACACCCGAAGCGGAAGCGGAAGGGGCTTGACCCCTTAGAACGTTTTTAGGGTCGCCTGCTGCATCCTGAGCGACAGCACGCTGTATTGAACGCTCCTCTAAAACCTGAGTTGGTAATGGCGTTCCGTGTTTGATTTCCGGTTTCATACCGTTTGACAGGCTGGCGTCATACTTCAAAACAAGAAGCGATTTGCCGTACTTTGACAGTTTTTCGACTTCAACGTCAGACCCTAAAAGCACCATCGGCCTGCCTATATCGCCCCTGTTAGACTCAAGTGCCTGGTCTATACGATTGATTGTATTCTGTGGTGATATTAAATCATTTACGCCTGCATCAGACCAGAACCGACCGGGAACATAAAAGTAATGATAATCAGTAATAGAATATTCCCACTTTCCTTTCTCAGATGGGATAGGAAGTTTGTCATATCCGAATATTTTTTTCCCGCAACATGACGCAACATATCTACCGTTTGGGTACTGCTTATCGGGTCTGTATTCTATCTCTTTAAAGACAACTATATCGTCATCCTCATACTCGCTCAACGATTCAAGCCCTGCGCCTTTCCACGGTGACACATTAGCTACCAGCTTCATCAGCTTTTTTTGGTAGTTTATGGTAGCTTCTCCTTCATCTGTGGAGAGCTTAACATGGAACGTATCTTCAACCCATTCCCTGGGTTTAATAGACTTGATTCCAACCGCCCTTTTGCGTTTCAACGAGTCGCCCAGCGGGTCAACCGCAACATTAAAAGGTGAGAGACACTCGGTAACAACATCCCCTGTGCTTAAAAGGTTTCCCTTCTTATCCAGATACCAGTCTCCCCGCTCCATTTCCGGATATGTTCTGTCAAATGCAGTCCCGGCTAAAACCATCCAGATAGCAACCTTTTCTTTTTCATCAAGAAACTCCTCATCATTGGCAGCGTCCATATGTTTTAGCAAGTGCTCGCCCATAATAGAAGCGTCTATATCTTCCTGGTCGTTTGAGTTCGGCCATATGGTTATAGAAAAATCCTTATTCAGGATGAGTGCTTTCATTGACCTGACATAATCCCTGATTATGTTCGACACAGGTGTCGGTTCGTTCGGATCTGGCATAACTCTTTGGAACACAGCTTGTTTTACAGCCCAGTCAATCCACTGCTCCCCCATATAATATAGGATGTTCCTGAATATAATCCGCTCTAACATCTGCATTGATATATCGGTGCTGTAATCAAAAAACTCATCAACTGATTGGATTATATATCCGTCTGATAATTTATCCTGCTCTGTTTTCATTTTTTACCTTTTCTTGGTTTCCAGCCGTGTTTTATGCCTCTTAAAAGCCTTAGTTGTGCTTTTGCTTTTCTTAATGTTGCTCCTTTGGCTCGTATCCCGTGAGGACTTGACACCTGATAGCGATTACCCTTTTTTCTGATTGTATACGGCACTATGTGACCCTATATGTTTGCTCTGCTTCCTGCTGTTTGATAGATTTTTCTTTTTTTGGTTTTTTGCCTGAAACCTTTTGCGATGTAAGATATTCGCTGAGTGTTCGTGACATCAACCGATTCATTAAATCGTTTTCCCTGTGTGTTATTCGCTTCCTTTCGATAAGAGCTATAATGGAAGTAGCTACAACAACCAGACACATTGCTATCGTAGTCCCGCTCAATATATATATAACCGTTAATGGTGACATACTAACCCCCTTTATACGTACCGCTCTAACTGTTCTTTTATTTCGTCCAACTCGCTCCATGCCGCTCTTGCTGGCGTATCCAACTTTTCTCTTTTCGCCTTTAACCTGGCTTTCTGAGCTTCTTGAAGCGATGATTCCGGAGTTTTGGTTAAAAACTGACTGGCCTGGAGTGTCAGTCCTGCCGCAATAACACAGTCACCCAGCTTTCCATCTTCCGGACCAAGTTTCCCGTTCTCGTGTCTAATCCAAGTAGACGCCTCATCGAGAAGGTAAGGACAATTAAAGCCACCATCAGTCGTTCTGAACCACTGTTTCAAGTCCCCACAAAGCTCGTGTTTTTTCTGGTGAGTCTCGCCCCATCCAAAGTTCTTAGTCATTGGGTTGCCAGCCTTCCCGGACACCTTTTCGATGTACTGTCTCGCTCTGAGCGTATGGAGTCTTTTTACAGTCGTCTGCCCTGCTCCTGTCCGCTCAACACATAGAAGCGCTCCGTCATACCATAAAGATAAATCGTAAAGCATGTTCGCCCACTCGTAAGCATCAATCAGGTTAGAGCGCATCCTGGCTATGAGTCTGTCCTGTTCCCTGTCAATCACATAAGCCACACTGTAAGATAGTCCAAGTCCTTCTGAAACGTCAGAACCTATGGCGTATCTGTCCGCCCATATTGCACCGTCATAACCTGGTTGTGAGCGATATGGAAGCTCCCAGACCTCAATAATGCCATTGTTTTCCTTTTCGAACTTTCCTTTTACCAGCCAACCAGTGTCCCCACGGCTGAAATCGGTGTGTTTTGCCAATGTTTTGCCAAAGTAGCTTCCTGTAAGCGTCGATATTGCCTCTTCTTCTGTCTCCGGATACTGGAGGCTAAACTCTTCCTCGGTCATAGCTTCGGCAAGTTGCCTGTCTTTGAAATCCTTCGGCCTGTCCGGTCTGTCCCACCACGGCATAAATATTCGCTGGAACTTCGTTGCACCTTTCATCGAGCCTATATATATATCACGTGTCCACGCCCAGCCTGGAGCGTATTTGATTGAATTTGATATTACGATAATCCTGCCCCCGGCTGCGTCAATACCTGGCTTTGAAGCACTGTAAATTTCCTTTATGTACGGGTTCCAACAGCTCTCATCCAGTATCAGAAGGTCTGGCGTCTTACACTGCGCTCCGGCCTCGGTGGTTGGCAGGCTTTTGATTGTGCTTTCGCTGCCGTCCTCGTGCCTGAAAGTAAGAACCTCTGTGGTTTCCTTTTCGACTTTCGGGCAAAGCCAGTCGGGTAATCTCCGCAACATAAAATATACCCGGTCAAGGAACTCTATCGCCCAGTCGCCTTTAGCAGATATGACAACCGCAAGACGGTTTTTCTTGGTAATGCAAAACCATAATACATACGCAGCGCATATCCAAGTCAAGCCAAGCTGCCGGGCTTTCAAAATTACCAGAAGGGGCGCTGTTAATACATCAGATAATATCCGCTTCTGTGCAGGCCACAGTTCGAACTTAATTGGTTCTTTGGTGGCCTTATCAATAATGAAACAAAAATTGGTGATAAAGACCATAAAAGAGCTGGCTATGTTTCGCCGGGTCTTTTCTCTAAGCAAGACCAGCTTCCGTTCCTTTTCTTTCCGTGTTAGCGCTCTTTTTGGCATTTTTGGCTGTTTCCCGCTGTTATATGTGTTTACGCCTAAATATCATTTTCGAGTGCAAGGTGTTTCCCCAGCCATGAAATTCTGACCCCGTACAACCTAAGTTGCCGAAATTGTTGATATTCTAAAAATGGCAAAGAAAATAGCCCTAAAAAACCAATCTTCGTTTTTCGGCTATTTTCTCCATTTTCCATTATTCTATCATTCCTTCCAGTCTGGCAAGCTCCTTTTCAAGCTCATCATCTTTCATAGCTCTGACACCAATATTCCCGGAATGCCTGACTTCTTTCTGGTCTCGCCAGTTTTTCGGGTCTCTGTTTACCTGCCAGTGCTTAATTGCTGAAATGTTGGGCGGTACGTACTTACGTATTGTTTTTATTGGTTTTTTATCCTCTTTAATCGTTTCTGTGTAGCGAAATCCTTTTGAGATTTTTAGCAGTGATTTTTTGAC